GCTGCGTCGTCGCAAGGGAGGCAGGAAGACCGATGATGTGGCCGACTCGGAGGAGGATGATCTGGATTCGAAACCCCAACAGCAACAAGCCGCTCCCCCCGAAGAGAAAGCGGCTGATGGAGAGGATTGGTTCAAGGCTATGCGCGACGCCCTCGACGAGGATAAGAAGGCTTCCCGCTCTTCTCCCCCTTCAGATCAGCACCAGTGAACGCTAGGGGGTTGGACTCTTCCCACTGGATGCCGGTGGCTGAGTGCTGAAGGTTGAGAATTGGGGACGGGAGTCCGATCCTCCCGCCCCGCTTGCAGAAGGCCAATTGGAAGCGTCTAGGCTTTGATTGGCCTACTTCATGGAGAACGGCTATCTCCCGCGCCCAGTTGGCGAGTTCGGAGGAGCCGAAGCCTGAGTGGGCCAGTTCCATTGTGGTGAGTGGTTCGCCGGTTTCCTTGCGTTGGGGCTTGGAGACATGGTGCATCCAGATCCAAGCGACCTTGGTCTCGTGGAGGATGGGCTGGAGCTTGTTGCGCAAGAACACGCTGACCTCGGATTGATCGCTCAGGTCTCCGCCGAAGTAGGAGAACAGGGGATCGGCGATGATGAGATCGAGCTTGGACTTGTGGATGAATCGGCGGGCGTAGGCCAAGAACTGCTCGCCGGTGCGGACGGTCTCGGTGCGGAACTCCAGGTTCCTATGAAGCATGTTCATCTGCTCGATGGTGAACTTCCTGTGTGTGACCCCGCGGAAGGCTTCGGAGAGATCGCCGCGGTCGTTCTCCGCTTGGATGACCCCGATCTTCAATGGCTTGATCGGCGCGATGCCAAAGAAGTCGAGGCCGAGGCACCAGCGGACGATGATCTGCATCATCAGGCTGGACTTCCCGATGCCGGTACCGCCGCTGATGATCATGGATGAGCCGCGAGTGATCCAACGATTGCCGATGAGGTTGTCCGGATCATTCTTGGGATCGAAGTCGAGGAGGTCTTTGACCGTGACGATGGTGGACTGGTCATCATCGGTCTCGCGGTTGGTGAGCCAGTCCTCCCAGGATGCGGCACCGAGGTTGGTGTCCAACAACCGTTGCTGCGAGGTGGGGCTGCGCCATGCGCCGGGGAGGCGGGAGTAGCGCGAGGGGTTCTTGTTCTTGGCATCGATGCCGGGGATTACCCGATAGATCTCATCCCGGCGGGCGTCCCATTCCTTGCGGGATGGGGCGTCCACCCGGACCCAGCCATGGATGCTCTTGCCCCCGGAGTCGATGAGGACGGTGATGGGTAGGCCAGAGTCCCGGAGGCGTTGTTCCTGCTCGGGCTTTGGGAGGTCATCGAACTCGACTAGGACATGGCGGAACGCGCTGACATCGTTGTCGCTGCCGCTGTAGAGGTTGGGCTTGAAGGGGTTGATGCGGACGAAGATGCCTTCGCGCTCCGGGGACAGGATGCGGGACTGGGGATCATCGAAGCGGTTGAGCCATTCCTCGATCGTGATGAAGGAGCCGGCACTGACTGGCCTACCCTCCTCGACGGCGTCGCAGATGCACACGACTTCAGTCGGGGCGAACGCGGCCAGCATGAACCGCTTGAACTCGCTGGCTTGTGGATCTGGAGCGACGGGGCTGAGCGATGGAACTGGCACCGGGGCGTCGGCCACCGGCTTCTTGAATGTCACCCTACTAAGATCGAATGGCCCGGAGGGTGATGATCCCCCGGCTTCGAGCAGATGGCCCCTAGGCTTATTGTGAGCGCGGGACGCGGCATCTCGGAGCTTGTACGCAAGCTCTGTGGCCTTCCACGGGGGTTGGCAGGACTTGTTCCAGTCTTCGAGGAGGGTGAGGCTGTCCACATGGGAGAGGGCAAAGCCGTGGACGAGACCGACTGCGGCGGTGTAGGTGGCGTTGTGGCCACCGGATCCGGAGATGGCTGGCGGTACCTTGGAAAGCCAAAGGGCCGCTCGTTGGAGCGTTGTCATGTCGTTGATTCGTTGCTTGTTAGGAGGTTGTTAGGATTCTGGCCAGATCATGCTGAGAGGATCTGGTGGCTGGGGACCGGTTGGTGATGGCACCCAGGTCTCGGCTTCGGTCTTCGCCGGGAAGGAGATCCATCCGCGTTTGACGCCGGTGGCAATGATACTGGCCGACTCCTCGATGAGCCGACGGTTCTCATCGGTGATGCTTGTTCGTTCCTCTTCGGTGATGGGGCTGGGTTTCTTGTTATTGAGCAGGCGTGATTCGTACCAGGGTTGTTCGTGTCTTGGGGTCTTCATGAGGGGATGACTCGTGCCAGGATACAATTACAGTAGGTACCCTTGGTCTTGGAGTTACATCGAGGGTGATGGACAGGATTGGCGAGAACGTGTGCTGTGAGGTCGCTCGTGAGCTGGACCATGTCAGTGAGACGACTTGCTGCTTCGAGGCAGAGGGCTTGTGCGACTCCATCGGATGATTCGATTTGGGTGCTGACGATCTTGAGTGCCGTTACGATGTCGTGTGTTGAGGACTGGTGCATGTTATTTTTGTTTGTGGACTATGATTCCGTTGCCTTTGTCGTCGGTGAGTTCGACTGATCGAACGTCTTCGAGGCGGGCCAGTGTCTTGATCATCTCGATTGGATCGTCGGCGTGGGTGACGCAGGTGAGATGGATGTCTCCGTCGCCGTGGATCAGTTTGAGATCCTGCTTGGTACGATCCCTTGTAATGCGGATGGTCCGCCCCGAGGAGAGACGGACCACCTTGATTGATTCTACGAGTGGGTATTGGTGACGGTTGCTCATGTTTGAAGGCCGCAGTGAGGACATTTCCGATTGGGAATGGATTCAAGCGGTTTGACATCGAGCCACTGGCAGAGGTCGGTGTAGGACTTGCGACCAAAGTTGGCCCACTTGAACGGAGCGATCTCTCCTGTTGCAACAGCAACCCTCGCGGATTCGCTGCTTGTGATACCGAGCTTATCCATCAGCTTGGCGTTCCGGACGCTGAGTCCGAAGGTCCACTTAGACCTGTCCAGATCGCGCTGCTTGCCGGCTTGGATGATCTGATAGATGCGCTGCTTGGACATCTTGAGGTGTTCACCGATGAGCCGGTAGGTGAGACCTTCACTCCGTAGTTTGACAACCGTGTCGATTGAATCGCTAAGTTTCATGTAGTTGGGTTTGAGCAGGACGTTGTGCTTCCTGCTCTTTTTCTTACTGACTGCTACTACCTCAAAGGTATCTGGACTGCTCGGTACCGCTTCTGTGCTTTGTGGCACTGGACACACAGGCCGTGTTGGATTGTGCATCCGCATCCCAAGCAATCGGCCAATTCGTGACATAACTGTTTCCATCGTTGTAGTTCCTCTATTGTTGTTTGTTGTTTTTGCTGTTCCTGATGTTCCATACACATGACAGTGAGATACCGTACTTCTTGGATAGTTCTGGGTAAGTGCGTGACTTGTCCTCCTTAAGGATGGCATCTCGGATCTCGGTTGGAACAGCCGGCCACCGCCGGTTGATCCGAGGGTTCGGATCCTTGAACGGAGTGACAGGGCCGACCATGCGTGACATGGATTCCTTCGTCAACCCTAATTGTTGGAGTATCGTCATTTTTCTCTTCTATTCGTTGGTTATGCGAGTGCTTTCTTGAGATCGATGAGGGTGCAGTTGTCTCCGTCGGCCAGGTGTCGGTTGTCGTCGATGGTCTTCCGGATGGCTGATTCCAGGTGCTTGATGCGCTCCTTGGCCTCCTCCAGTTCCTTCCAAGTCTTGACGGCGTCGATGGTTCTCATTTGTTCGATGGTCATGGTTTCTTCGTAAGTGACTTGATGTATCGGTTCCTCTCAGCCGGTTTGGCGTCGATGATGTACTGTAAAGCTCCGCAAGCATTCACGCTCGCAGTGTGTTCCCAGTCCTCCTTCTTGTCGTAGAACTCATGCCATCGCTCGCTGGGTGCGACGACAATCTGGCCGGTTTGATTGTGACGGAACACGAATGCGGCAGGGCCAATGGGTACGATCATCTTCCCTCCAACCATTTCTCCAAGTCGTGGAGTTTATCCACTTTGGCTTCGAGTTCTTTGATTCGGTCGTTGAGACGATTGAGTTCTCGCACGATGCCCCGTGGACGTATGTCGCTCAGGAACTTACCTTCTGGAGTCTTGATGCTGAATCCGTTTAGTGGAGGAATTCGGAACAACACGATGTGGGTGTAGCGTTTCACCGATTTACCTCCTTCAGTATGAAGTAAGCCGAACCAGCAATCACAAGTGCGAGCCACAGTTCTGGATGTCTCCTGTGGAACTCCAGCTCTGCTTTAACCCATGCGAGAACCTCTTTGAGTTTCACGGCAACGGTCCTCCATTCTCCCACAGCAGCAGATCCGCTCGCAATGCGTCGTTCTCCTGCTCCAGTTGTTTCACCCGATCCTCCAGTTTTCGCACCTCAAAGGCGATTGCGCGGAGTTCGCGGCGGTCGTACCACCAAATGGAAATCGGTTCTTCGGCGATATTCAGGATTCGTTCTTCAACGCTCACAGCTTGTCCTCCTTGGCTTTGCGCCATTTCTCAATCTCCATGTGCCACCCCATAAAGGCGGCGGCAGCACAGAGTACATCTCCCGCCTCCTCTAGCCGCATTATCCTATCAACCAGATCAAGAGTGTGAATATCAAGCTTCCTGTACATCCCACACGCTCGGTTAAGTTCACGTTCGATGTCCTGAGCTACTTTTCGTAGATCGTAAATGCTACACGCCTCATCCGTCCTCGGTGTATCGCTGATCATTTTCGTGAGGTCAGGAATATGATCGTTCATTTGCACTCCCTCCATTTTCCAATCGTGCGGAGGAAGGCCTCTGCTCGTTGGGCTGCGGTAGCTGATCGAAGTCTCCGCATATCTTCGGCGTTATTTGTCACAAAGCGTCCTTTAACGACTTGTTCTAGTGCCTCAGAGTATTCCAAATCTTGTTCATTAGTTAGCACCTTCTCCGCATCGTGCATGGCGTTGAGGTCGTTGAGGTAGTCGGGTAAGTGCTTTTTGTGCGCTCCCGGTGTTGGCTGATATCCTCGACTCACTCCATCGCAACAAGTGCATGACTCAATTTGCGTCCACCCACACGCTTCCGCGATGGCTATTCGTTGCGCTTCTGGTGTCACGGCTTGTCCTCCTTGGCTTTGTACCATCTATTGCTGGAGTAATAATCACGGCAGTATTTTTCCATCTCATCCCCCGCCTCCTCCAGCCGTTTGATGTGGTCCTCTTGCTCGCGAATCTTGGTGGCCTGTGCATCGGCCAGCCATTCCTGCTTCATCAGTCCAAGAACCATTTTCGCCGCATCAGTAGCTGGTATGGATTCGTTGACCGTGAATCCACCATCCAAATCGACCCGCATGATCTGGGTGCTTGGATTCGATATCGGGTGGCTGTTGGTTGAAAAGTAGATTGGTTCGCTCATTTGGTTTCCCTCGCTTTGAGCATTGCGTCGGCTATCAAATATGCGTGTTGCGCGGTAGCGTCCCATTTAACATGATCCAGCTCGATTGCTGATGTCACAAGAGGCTGCAACGCAGCCGCCGCGAAGTAGTCGCGGAGACTAACCTGAAGCCCTACGTTCACGCTGCTGCGTTTTGCCGCTGTCGGTGGAGTGTTCGTAGCCCACAAGCCAATCTTTGCGTGTGTCAGCGTTTCCCGATGTGTGAATCAACCATCGGTAGTCTTGTTTTGAAACATCCCTCATCCACGCGCCCAGCGGCACCTCATCCGCAGTCCACGGGCGGAGGACAGGAGTGGGTTTGATGCGGTACTGCGTGTCATCCCAGCTCCACCTAGGTACAGTTACTGATGCCCACTTTCCGTCATACATGGACTCCACTTTCTTCCCATCCACAAATGCCTGCATGATTCGGATGGCTTCTTTGGTTTGTTCGATGTTCATTTGGTTTCCTCCACCTTCACCATCGGAACGAAGTCAAGCCGGTTGCTCTCGTCGATTGCGATTCCCCATCCGTTGCGACGGCAGGAAAGTTCGATTGCGTTGTAGACCTCAATCATTGTCTTCTCAGGTAGATATATGGACAGCAGTCCTTTGAATGTTAGTCGTACCGTCTCTGATTTGTTTTGCTCGCTCATTTCGCCTCCTGTCTCTTTAGATATTCTGCAATTGCTTCGTCTGCTAGTCCCTGAGTTCTATATCCATTTTTGATTGCGTATGCCTTTAACTCAGCATGCACATCTGGTGACACTAAAACGTGTTTAACAAGATCACGGTTTCGTTTGGGTTTGTTTGTTCCTTTTATTCCTATTCCAATAGCTGATTTCATATTTCTTCAATTTCTTCGCTGCACGATATATTTCACCGGCTTGGCTTCTGCTCATCTGGTACACCCCGGTACCATCGTTGATCAATCGCTTGGCCTGCTGACTCATCGACCGCCTCCGGTTGCGTAGTGGAGAACCAGCAGGGCGTCGCAGTTCTTCAACGTCACGTCGAGGTGCGGGTATAGTTCCTGGGCTTTGCTCTTGAGCTTGCGCTTCCATTCCGCGGAGTTGGCGCAGGATCGTTTTCCACCGAGTCCAAGAGGATCCTGCCAGATCTTGGGTTCCACGCGGTGTAGGGCGTAGCCAAGAGAGTAGGCCAGTCCTTGGATGATGCCGTAGTTCTCATGCAGTGTGGCGACGCTGGACGATGGGGTGAGCTTGCTCACGAACTTAGGAACCTTCTCGATCCATAGGTGTGAGTCGGCCACCTTGAATCCGCTGAGGAGTTGCGCCATGTCGGGCAGGGACTCGGGCATTGCGAACAGGAGGATCCCGTCCTTGGTATGGATTGCGAATCCGCCGTTCACGCCTGGGTCACAGGCTACGATTGTTTTGTTTGTCATTGGTTTGTTGTGATTTGATGGTGAGAGAGTGGCCTACATAGATCCCGGCGATCACGCAGAGAGGCAGGAGGATGGCCATGCCCATGATGGTCAGGGCGGTGTTCATAGGATCGAGCAGCCAAGTTCCTTGTAGCATTTGATTCGCTTGTTGGCGTGAGCCTGAGCGAGCGGGTGGAAGTTATCCTTGAAGTCGTGGATGAACGCTTGGTCCTTACCTGGCGACCGCCGCAGCGCACGGCTGGCCCGCTGGATCGTTTTCTGTGCGGATCGGCCTCCAGACACCATTACGAGCGTCTCGACGTTGGGGAGGTCAAGACCCTCATCGGCCAGAGAGGTAGCGATCATGGTCTTGATGTTGCCGGCCTTGAACTCCTCCATCGCCTCGCGCCGCGCCTTCTTGGCCATCTTGGAGTAGACCAGTACGGCGTCGCCGATCGCTTTGGCGTATTCCTCCCCGAGGGTTACCCTAGGAACAAGAACGAGCGTTGGAGAATGACCACCGCAGTTTGCGAACATAATCGCCGCGGCGTTGCGTTGCTTGTTCCCGCAGATACCGATCTCGGTGATCGCCTCCCAAGCGCACATGGCTCGGAGTTCCGGCTGGCTGATCCGCATGTACCGCTTGCGCTCGGTGAATAGCTTCTCGATGTGGTCATCGATCTTCTGCTGGATCAGGAAGTCGGTGGCCGAACTCATGTACACGGTCGCGTGGGCCAGTACACCGGCTAGTTCCTCGCGCTTGATCTCGAACTGGTTGTTGCGAAATAGGTTGCGAAGGATGGCGTTGCGCTCTTGATCATCGGACCAAGGGGTGGCATCGAAACCGTAGCGTAGACCATTGCATGACTCGATGATCCTGCGCCACGAATCGGCAGGCGCATGCTTGGCCTCGTCCACGATGATCAGTTTCTTGCGTGAGAAATCCACCGACTCATGGGGGCAACGAACCTCGACGCGTGAGGTATCGACGCCCACAGCTTCGAGCGAAGCGATCGCCTGCTGACAGGTCTCGCGGGTAGGAGCGATCCATCCGAAGGTCCAATCTGGCCATTGGCAATAGTGCTTGATGATGGAGGAAGCGATGACTGTCTTGCCGCATCCAGCAGGGGCGATGATGAGTCCATCGCCCTGATTGGCCCACTCGACTGCTCGTTGTTGGTAGGGACGAAGCAGAAAGGCTTGCGTCGGAACGATTTCGGGATGATTCTTGGTCTGCATAGCGTGTCGTTGCGCTCTGTATTGTTTGTTACGGACTCGTTGTCACCCCCCGGAGCTTGCACTCTCCGGGGGGCTTTCGTTTTCAGGGTTTAGATGTCATCGACATCCACCGGAACCTTCTTCATTCGTTTCACGCGGAGTGTAACCTGTTCAGCTCCGTGCTTGTCAGTGTACTTCTCCTCTTCGAGGACGACCACCAACTGGAGTCCAACGAACCCCTGAAGGAAGCGGAAGAACGCCCCGCCGATGGAGAAGTCGAACTCATCGCCATCGCTGATGTTCGCCTCGGTGGCAGAGATGAGGGCCTGAAGCCGCCACATCATGGTATCCTTGAGAACGAAGCGGTCGCTGATAACCTCTCCGTTGCCGCCCTTGTAGCGCAGGGTGCAGACGGGGTTCCCGTTCTTATCGAGGTTGTCATCCTTACAGGAGTTGACGGTGACGATGTATTCGCCGGGGCTGGCGAACGGCTTAACTTCGGCTTGTGAACGATCGACTGTGAATTTCATGGTGTTGTGTTGTGTTTGTTATTCGGACTGACGCATCGCCCATGTGGGCAACGAAAGGGTTTGAGTTGTGGATGGGTAGCAGGGCCAAGAGTTCAGTTCCTGGCACTCGATGAATGTCTTGAGTTGTTCATCGATGATTGAATGTCCGACATCGATGGCCAACTGATCAAGCTCGTAGCAGGCGACACCGTAGGGAGCTTCCTTCTCAACGGCGATGAACACGAACCGATTGATGCCGGTGATGCGTTGGTACCAAGCGGCTTGGACGTGGTAGCGGAACTGAGCGCAGGACTTAGCGAACGCGCTTAGCGACGCATCCTGAGTGGTTTTGAGGTCGATGATGTAGTCCTTGCCAATGCCATCGATGCGGGCTTTGACCTCAATGCCTTTCCAGTCGGTGAAGTACGAGACCTCGGTCTTGATTCCATCCAGTAGGCCAGAAGCAGCGGGATGGGCGTGAACCGCGGCGGCGACACCGGTGATGCTGTCCCACTGGTCTTGGTTGAGCGGGGTGAATCCGTTGTCGATGACGAGCTGGTAGTCCTCCTTACCCTGCTTGGCACGGCGATCGCCGGTGAACAGCTTGTAGGTGATGACGAACCGCTCAGGTTCCAGGACAGCGCAGTGCGCGGCTGAACCGAACTCCAGTGCGGGGCTGGTTTCGTTCTTGGTCCTTCCATCCTGCCAAGCGCGGAAGTGAGCGGGGGACTTGCGGAACTGGTCGAGGCCGGACTTGGAGAGTGCCTTCGCAGCGTGGTAATCCGCGGCGGGCATATCGTACATGATATCAACCATTGGACACCTCCGTGGTGGCGATCTCAGGGGTGACGATCACAGGCAGCTTGGAGAGGATTAGGTCGGGCTTGGCGATGTACTTGGAGGCGACCGCATCGGGGAGATCGCGGAAGGTTTGGATATCCGAAATGCGACCAGCCTTGATGAGCAGGGCGTTGACCTCTTCCTCGCGGGACTCGAACAGGGCTTCGAGCTTGGCGGTGATGTCGAAGCTCTTGGTGGGAGCGGCGGCAACCTCGGCGATAGCAGGCTGGAAGTCCTCGGTCTCCTCCGGGGTGTAGATGCCGGCCACAACCTCAGGAGCGAGCATCCGAACCGCTTTGGATATGCACCGAGCGCGGAGCATTGCGGAGGGATCCTTGGCCCACCCAGAGCCCGCCTTGGCGGGAAGCAGGCCAGCGAGCTTTGCGTCCTCCGTGGTGAAGCTGATCTCGCAGGAGTTGCCATCGTAGGTGAAGAGCGCGGTGGCCGCTCGTGAGTCGAACTGCTTCCAGAGAACCTTGCCACCACGGGCGCGGTATCCGGCGAGCATGGCATCGGAGCGCATGGAGAGAGAACCATTGATGATGTGGTACTCGCGCTTGAAGTCGAACGGGGTCTTCTTCTCGGCGGCGCACTGCCACGCGATGAGTTTACCTTGTTCAACCTTGGTACATCCCAGCATTCCGCTGGAAGCGATCCACTCGCCCATCTTCTCGATGGCGGTAATGGGATCTTGGATCTTACTGTACATCTCCGAGGATGAGTCGGAGGACTGGGGGGTTGTCGTTGCGATTGCGTTCATGGGTTTTGTTGCCGTAGCATTTCTTCGATTACGTCGGAGCGGACACGGATCGTGCGCTTGGTGGCCTTCATGGCCGGTAGCTTACCTCCCCGGATCCAGCGACGAACGGTCTCGGGATGAGTCCCGAGAGCCGTTGCGATCTCTTTGATGGTCAGGAGTTTCACGCTCACGTCGTCGAAAGTAGAGACGTGCCGCAAAACGTGCAAGAGAATTCTTGCGAATTTTATTCGGACGAGTCCGCCAGCGTGTATTTGGCCACCGTTTGCTGCATCAAAGCAGGGGGTAATTCAGCCAATCGAGCGAGTCTTTCAAGCTGATCTCTACGGCGAACCATGCCGGTTGCTCCAGCACCGTGGGCCAGTGCTGCGGCGAGCCCTTCGTAACCAATGAAATCGACCATAGATCCAATTCCAGGAGTTGTTGCGAGCTTCTCAAACGCTGATCCGCTGACCGTTGCTCCAGCTCCCGCGGCCCGCTGCTTGGCCTGATTGATGACCCTGAATCCGGGGACGATTTGATTCTGAACGACGTCGAAAAGATTCCGTCCAAGAATCGTCTGTAGCTTGGCTGCGCTATCCGTTCCGGCCATCTCCTTGAGAGAGTCAAGTCGAGCAGCCATACCGGAAGCACCGGGAGTCCCAGCGCGAGTGCCGCCGCCTTCAGCGACCTGAAGAAGAAGCTCTTCAATAGCTTTGGCGCGGATTGCAGTCTGGGTGGCCAGAGCAGATGAAGATCCGGCTACGGCCCGTCGTTCCAGCGCATTCATCACGGTTCGCGTGGTTGCGACATCAGGAAGCTGATTAACTGCGCTGGAAAGAAACCTAAGGCTCGCAGGAGTTCCGTTTTGAAGCAGAGCAAGCACGGCTTCTGGCCCTTGCTGTTGAGCAGCAGGCAATCGTTCAATAAAGCTGACGAACCTGTTAAGCTCAGTCGTATTTCCAAACCCAAGTTGAGAAAGAGATCCTGGGCTTGTGCGTTCAATCTTATTGAGATTTGCCGCAAGCGAACTCAGATCAAGTTGCTGTGTAGTTTTGTTGATCGAGTTCTCAATGATTCCTGATTTTACAATCTCATTTAAACCTTGAGGATCAGGCACATTCCTTACTCCAACTTTCCTTAAATCGGATAACAATTGGACAGCGTTTTTGAACGCAGGAGCTTCCGCCCCTTGTTGAGAAACTCTTCCAGTATACAGCTCAGCCATCTGCCCAAGTTCTTCGGAACCTTCCTTGAATGCTTGAGATACTCCAAAGTTATCAAGTTGAGGTGTAAATTCGGACCAAAACTTGTTCGCAGTCTTTAGTGATTGATAATTGGCAGGCTTTAGAAGGTAGCTACCTTGATAGTCAATGCTTTGTGTAATCTTATCGGCTATGTCTCTAAGATCCTTTTTAGCCTTACTTACAATTGGATCGGAACTTGATGACGCATCGTATAGTTTTTGTCGTATTGCTCTAAGCTGTGATAGTGACGACGGGGATTGGTTTTCTAAAACCGAATTCAAATCATCCAAATACGGTATAAACCTTCGATTCTCATCTCCGCTTTGCAAATATGGGTGATTTTTTTTAAGATCTAAAATAGCCTGTTCAACTGAGGTTGTGTTTTTTCCAGACTTTAGTCCTAAGTTGAATACCTTGTCGTTTTCAAAGAAGCGAACAGGCGTGTACAATATATCAGAGTGATCTTGGATGGCCTTTTTTGTCTGATCGAATGTGTTCTCAATCGCCTTGCCCATTTTTGCTGATTCAAAAGGAACAGCATTCAGGATCTGTTGCTCCTTATTGATAACTCTCCTAAATGCGCTTTCAGCATCTTGAAGTGCTTCTTGAGCGAGACTCCTTTGGGCAGCAGTTCTTGCATTAACAACGGCTTGCTCGGCACTGATTAACCCTTTCGATTCATCAGCAATACGAGAAACAGTATTTGGATCTGTGATTCCAAATTGATTGAGAATTTTGCCTATAACGCTTTCAGACGTTCCGGCTTGTCCTTGCAATCCACGAACAGCGGCAGTGATTGCATCGGATTGCTCAAGAAGCTGACGGTTCAGGTCTTCGCCACCAGTCCTTGCTGCAATACGTTTTTCAGCGCCGGCCAAGAAAGGGAATGCCTGCCCAACAGTTGCTCTGACACCGGGTCCGATCCGTTCAACATCTTGAGCATTTTCAATTGCTCGGTTGATCGCTCCAGCACCAGCTCTTGCACCCGCGCCAAGAGTTGCCAACGCACCTGGAATTGCTGCTCCAATTGCAGTTTCTTTGAGCGCACTTCCTGCGCTTGAAAGAGGGTCTTCAAGAGGATTCTCAATTTTCCCCTCAACCGCACCCGCTGCAAGACCACCTAAACCTCCCGCAGTTATGGTCGCTCTAGTTGCGCCAGGAAAACCTCTAAATACAGGTATTCCACCTCGAATTGTTGCTCCAGCAATCTCTCCAAGTCGATAATCTTGATCTTCATCAAGTTTCTCAATGGTTTGCGCTCCAGCTTCTCCAGCAAGAGAAGAACCTGCTCCTGCTGCGATTTGGATTGGAATACTGGCTCCACCGGTACCCAGTGCGACCGCCAACGGAACTCCGTATCGAAGAGCCGTTTTGGGATTGAGTTTGGCTGGTGCCTCCTCATCAAAGGCACTCGGTGCGCCAGCTTCAGCAAGCCTTTCCTCCTCGGCCTGCATTGCTGCACCCATCTTCTGCGCCTGAGTCGGATTGAATCCAGGTTGCTCCTCTCGACGACGCATCTCCGCAATCGTGGCAGGAGCCTTTTCGGACGCATATCTCCGCACGGTATCGGAGATTACATCACGCGATGTTCCGTCTGGAAACGAAAGGATTCCGACTCCTTCAACTCTTACCTTGATGGCCATGTTATTTGATCTCCCTTCCTTGAGCATCCATATCAATGACAGTGTCTACAGTGTTGGTTCCGCCCGCTGGCACCACTTGTCCTATCTTACCCTTCTTGCCAAGGCTTAGGAAACCGAATTGATCCCTAGTATCAAACCAGTTCTGCCTAGCATCCTGAACCTCCCTTTGAGTTGCTTGATCAACAAAGATGGCGTTGCGATTAAACCGTCTTTCAATGACATCGTCTTTGAACGCAGAATCAATAAGCTTCAATGCGCGAGGCAAGAAGTTGGCCGACTCTGGATCACCAAACAGCATCTTTGCAGACCTTAGTTCGTTCCCAGTAAGAGAAGCACCGAACAGCGTTTTCCTCTTTCCGGAAACATAGCCTTCAAACTCTTGAATAACATCGTTCAGAGCGGCATACCTTGCATCTTCAACACCGTATTTATTCTTAATGCCGGTGAGCCATGACTTGAATCCGTTGAATCCTTTCTGAGAAACCTTTGCCAAATCGCCGGCACCTTGAAGTGCTGATATTGATTGAGCAAGTGATCCTGCCATTCCAAGTCCCTCTACATAGGAATTAAGAGCATCCCTCTCATCCTTAGCCATAGCCCTAGTAACGCCAGCAGAGACTCTAAACTCTTCGTTATCCTGAGATGATTGAGGAAGCTGAGAATAGAGAGACTGGAGCTTCTCTTTGTCTGGCTTTTCAGCCTTAAGCTCTTGCATGAAGCCTTTAAGAGACTCCTGTTCAATTTTACGTTTCTTTTCAAATTGAAACTCCCGATTTTTTTGCTCGTATTCGCGTCCAAGTATGTTGAAGCGAACAACGGCTTCTTCATCAGGTATCTTGCTAAGATCCTCGACCATCGGGATTTCTCCCTTTTGCTGAAGGAACGCAAGTCCAGCCTTCGCTTGCTTGCCTCTATCTTCGGAATAGATTCTGCTTTGAGACCTTGCTCTTTCCTGCTCAAGCATTGCAGAAAGTTGGCCAACTGGCATGTCAGGCGAAGCCGTAACTCCGTATGCGCCAAGTTGAGCAACGAGATTTGGACCAAGCTTGGCACGTTCCAAATTGGATTGCTGTTCAAATTCAGCCCTTCTCTTTTCCAAGTCACCTTGAGCTTGAGCTGCTGCAATTTGGAATGCGGGATCAGATTGATACGGAGACTGATAGGGTCCGGTGGGGCTTTGAATACCTTCTCTAGCTCCTTGCGCTGCGGCAAGAGTCTTGCGAACAGACTTGTTCCTGAAGTCGGCCATCTTCTCTTCAAGCGTTGCTCCAGCGGGTTGCTCGATCCCGCTCTGAAGCGCATTGATCATCAACTGACGATCTAGCATCCGCTGCTCATCCCGCTTCCCAAACTCTTCCTGTAGCAACGCCTGACGCGCCCGAGCGGCTTCCTGCGCCCTCTGGGTGCTTCCACTGATCTGGCCGGCCAATCCTCCAGTCAGGACATTGAAGATATTGGAAGCGACACCGGGACGGTATTTAGCTTGGGTCTCAATATCAGCAGGGTCGAAATATTTAGGTGTAGCCATAGATCAGTAGCCTCCAGCGAAAGTGTTCTTCTTACGAATTGTTCCGGGTGCGACAGGCATCGGTGCCGCGCTTCGATCGGGGTTGAGTTCGCTTCCCATGGGTTCTTCGACGGGAGCGATGCCGTAGCCTTTCATACGCTCCATCATGCGCCTCTGAAGCTCATCCTCTCGGATCTGCTGCATGGCCATGGCCCGCTGTTCGAGCTTGTCGTCCATGCCGGTGGCTTTGCCGTAGAGACCTCCGGTGAGAAGGTTCCCGAGCCGTTCCATGATGCTGGGATCGTACTTGGCGGCTTCGCGCACCAGCTCCGGATTGGCGCGGAATGCCTCGACCTCGGCCATCTTTTGGCGTTCGAGTTCTTTGTCTCGGCCCGAGAGTTCGTTGTACAACCCTCCGGTGGCGAAGTTGGCGGCGTTCTGTAGGAAGTTCTCGAAAGCCATAGTGTTACTCCATCAACGATCTGCCTGCGCCCCGACCGCGGAGAACCCGCATAGCCGCGGCGAGGATCTCATCGGGGTCGTAGTTGACATCCTGGAAGTAGCCGGGAGCAAGCCTTTCGACAGTCCTACGAGCGGGAATCGGAACCTCGGTGGGCATGTTGAACGGACGGATGATTGATTGCCTATTGGTGGCAGTCACCGGAACTCTTGCCGTTGAAGTCGGCAAAGTTGTCGCGGTCTGAAACGTGATCTGAGGCTTATCAAGCGGTATCAGACCAGGAGTGGTGGGCTTATCCTCCACAGTACCGGGAGACCCCGTGTTCTCCACATAGTAGGGGTTCTCGCCTCCTTGGACGGGGTTTGTGACGATGCCGGTGAAAGTGTTGGTATCAACGTCTTCCGCCTTGGGAATACCGGTCTCGGGGAGAGGATTTACCGGTGTGGGTTCTGATGGTCCCTGAAGATCCATCCGACCCTCTTTGATGTACCGGTCCCTGTTCTCATTGGTAATCAGGCTGATTCCAGAGTCCTCCCCCTCGCTGCTGTAGGTTGGTTGCTGAGATACAGGAGACGGGGTTGGCTGAAGGGTAGGCGTTGAAACCGGATTAGGAGCCGGCGTGAACGTCTGGATGTTGCTCAGGTCTACAGGAGGACGATAAACCTCGGTCCATCGAGTTGGCCCACCAGTGTACGGAGTCGGTTCAGGAGTCGGTTCAGGAGTCGAGTAGTAGCTCAGCGGATCGACCGGAGGCTGGGCGTACCCGGAAGCGGTGACAGGACCGAACACCGTCTCAGGAATCGTAATGGGCAGCGAAAGGTCTGATTTATTTCCGGCATCTACGGGAGCAGGCTCAAAGAACTGGCCAGTCTTCCAGTCGTAAGAGAAACCTCTGTTGTCCACAAAAGGCTCGCCAACAACAGTTCCGGGAAGCCCCCATGGAGCCAAATCCTGTCCGATTTGAGCGCCGTAATAATAACCACCTTCCGCAAGGTCGGGGTAATTATCAGGTCCAAAGTTTGCTTCAGCGGTTTCAGCCATAGATCAAACCTTAGGCACCAAACTCTTGATTCGACCGAGCATCCAGTTGGCCACCAGCTTCTTCGCCCTAGGCTTGTTCTTGATCCACTTGGCAAACTTCTCGGCATTGCTGTCGTAGAAGCTCTTGAACCAAGCGGGTCCGACAAGTTCCTTCCAGAAGAAGAATGCCTCCCACTGATCGGGGATACACTCGCGGGCGACGTAGCAACCAAGTGCACCGATTGCGCCGGTGACACCCTTGGCAATGGCCAACGGGGAGTTCGCTTGCGAGGCTTGGAAAGCGTTCTGAGCATTCTGCAACGCGAAGCTCGAACCCATCTGCATGAGCTGTCCGGGTCCAGCCTGCTGCATTCCTTGGAACAACTGAGGAGCAGCGAACGGCGAAGCACCCTGCTGGAGACCTCCGAGCTGAGCGGCTTGCGAGACGATCGGCTGGAGACCCAGAGCGGACTGGATGTTCGCAATGTTCTGCTGCTGTGCGCCCTGACGCTGTTGCTGCGAAGCCATCTGGCCTGCGAAGCTCTGCTGCATCGCGGTGTTCCGCTGACCGGTGGCCGCGAGGATGTTCTGGAAGGCTTCCTGCGCCTGTCGATTGGCGACATCGCTGGTGGTCTGACCGCTCTGGAGTAGGCCAAGAGCCTGCTGACGGCGTTGGACATCGGCGTTCCCAATCGCTTCGCTGACAGCGCGGGCTTCGCGGAATGCGGAGAGATTACCGAGGACGTTGCCGGAAGCGGTACCGCGGGCTCGAACGGCCTGCTCAGCGGCTCGGATCAAAGCAGGATCGAGC